AATTTGACGAATTGCGCGCACTTTTGGCATGATCAACGTCCATGAAGCGTCGCGGGGCACAAGTTGTGCAAGTCGTCGAACTGGTCGAATCGGCCTTTTTCGACAGGAAACCGGAGATCGACCGCGAAAAGTGCGTGGTCAAGAACGTCAAGATCCTGGGCCCGCAGTCGCGCAACGCCCCGCCGCACAACAACGCCTATCCAGAAACGACCCGCCGCAACGCCATCAACGTGCTGGAAGGCGGCCGCTGTTTCATCAACCACGACGACGACTCCCGCAAAGCCGGTGCGACTCGCAAGTACGGCGATTCGTTCGGCGTTCACAGCAACATTCGCGAGGGCGGCGACGGGCTCTACAGCGACTTCCACTACAACCCCAAGCACGCCCTGGCCGAGCAGTTCCTGTGGGATTGCGAGCACGCCCCGCAGAACGTCGGATTCTCGATCGCCACGAACGGCCGGAAGCGTGTGAGCGGCGGGCAATCCATCGTCGAGGAAATCCTGTTCGACCGCAACCAGCACAGCATCGACCTGGTGTGCAAAGGGGCGACAACCAATTCGATCAGCGAAAGTGAGAGACGCATGAGCACCAAGAACGGCACGAAGACGACCACGCCGCGAGCCCTGCTTCGCGAGGTGTTCAAGGGCAACGCCCCGATGATCAAGATCGTCGAGGAAGAGTTGCCGGCGGCTGAGGCCGATGCGTCGATGCCCGCGCCGGCTGAAGGCGAGACGGCCGATCCGATGGACGCCGGGTTTGCGGCGATGCTCAAGAAGCTGATCGACCAGTACGCCGCCGGCGACATCGACCTGCAGGCGCTGATCGGCAAGCTCAAGGACATCGACAAGGCCTGGACGAAGCTCAGCGGCGAGGAGCCAGCGGCCGCGCCGACCGAAGAGAAGCCAACAACCGAGGGGCAACGGACCGACAACCCGACGCTCGGTCAACTCCAAGAAGAGTTGCGGGTGTTGCGGCACGAGCAGCTCGCCGGCAAGGTGTGCGCGGCGGCTGGCGTGGTGCCCAGCGGATTGCTGACGCACGCTCTCAAGACGGCCAAGGACGAGGCGGAAATGAAAACGCTCGTCGAGGAATTCAAGACGCTGCAAACGGCTGGCGCGTCGAGCGGCCAGCAGCAAGGCAGCGGCAAGGCCCGCAGCGCCGGAACGACCCAGCCAGCGGGCGGCGCGAACAGCGGCAACGGCAAGAGTGGCGCTGGCACCGGGCCGATCAGCGAGTCGCTCAAGCCGTCCACGATGAGCGCGGCGGATCGCATCGCGTTCCTCCGCAACGGTCGGCTGCCGGCGCCCGCCGCCGCGAAGTGAATCACGCGGCTGGGCCGTAGTAGGAAACGGCCGCAGCCGCACAGACCACCGGGTTGAAGCGGTGGCGCTCGGCGGCAAAAGGGCACCGCACGCCGAGCTTGACCGGGTTAGTGTAGCAGTCAACACGCGTGGCTCATAACCACGAGACCGCAGGTGCGAATCCTGCACCCGGCATTTGATCAGTCAGCAGCAGTCAGCAGTCACAGGGCAACGCACGAGGATCAGTCATGACGATGCCAGTTCACAAAACGCCGCCCGATTACATCAACGGGAACTTCGTCCACAAGGAATCCGTCCAGGCTGACCCCGGCGACATGCTGTGGCTTGACCCAGCCGACTCGTACAAGGCGAAGCCGGCATCGTCTCTAAGCGACCAGGGCAGCGACACGCTCAACCAGGCGCTGTTCGCGTCGTTGTTTGCCGGGTTCTCGCTCAGTCAGCAACTTTCGACCGATTCGACGGCACGCGGTGCACGCATCCTCACCGAGGGCGACATCGAGCTGACGTGCGAATCGGCCACGTTCGCGCCCGGCGATTTTGTGACTCCGACCGACACGGCCGGGGTGCTCAGCGACCAGAGCGTGCAGAAGACGACCGACGAGACGCTCGCCATTGGCAAGGTGATCAAGCGGTATTCGTCGTCAACGACCAAGGTGTGGGTGCGGTTCAAGGCACCGTTGCTCACCGGGCCGAGCAGCGGCGGTGGCGGTGCGAGCGCCGACATCACGGGCACGCCCGGCGATGCGGCCGGCGACGCAGGCGGCACGGCGACGATCACCGGTGGTGCTGGCGCTCCCCACACGACCGGCACGGCCGGGGCTGGTGGTGCGGCGAGTGGTGCGGGTGGTGCTGGCGGGCTCGCGACCTCTGGCACAGGCGGCGCGGGCGGCGCTGGCTCGTGGAAAGGCGGCGCCGGCGGCACGGCCACGACTGGCACAGCCGGGGCGGGCGGTGCGAACACTGCCTCCGCCGGGGCCGGTGGCGAGGCAACTGCTGCCGCTGGCGCTGGCGGCGCGGGCGGTGCTCTGACCGCAAGCGGCGGTACCGGCGGCGCGGCGTCTCATGCTTCCGGCGGTGCTGCCGGGGCCGGTGGCGCAGTCACGACTCGCGGCGGTGCTGGTGGCGCGGCTGCTGGCACGGGCGCGGCAGTCGGCGGTGCTGGCGGCGCATGGTCCGGTGGCGGTGGAGTTGGTGGCACGGCAGCCGGCACGTCGGCCGGTGGCGCTGGCGGTGCAGTCACGCTCTCGTCCGGGACCGGCGGTGCAAAGACAGGGACCGGCGCGGCGTCTGGCGGCGTTGGCGGCGCGATCGGCATCACCTCGGGTGACGGTGGGGCCACGGCGTCGAGCGGTTCGGATGCGGGCGGCGCGGCCGGCACGATCACGATCACCGGCGGGGCCGGCGGCGCGGCATCGGCTGGCACGGGCAACGGTGGGGCTGGCGGCTCGATCGTGCTCGTTCCTGGCGCTGGTGGTACAAGTTCCGGTGGCACGGCGGGGGCGCGTGGCACGGTCACGGCAACTGGATTCATCGCCAAGTCGGCGCAGGCCGCCGCTATCACCACAACCAGAACTCTTACGGCTGCGGATTCAGGCGGCATCTTTAGCGTCGCCAAGACATCGGCGTATGCCATCACTCTGCCTACGCCGCAACAAGGGCTGAAGTTCAAGTTCCTGGTCATTGATACGGGGGCCAACATCGTCACGATTTCCGACGGCAGCGCCCATCTCTTGGGCACGGTGTCGGTCAACAACGTCAATACCGCCATGACCGGAACTACGCTGAGCCTTGCCTCGGGCGGTTCAGTAGGCGACTGGGTGGAGTTTGAGGGGATCAGCTCGACCCAGTACCTCGTCACGGGCGCCTGCATCGCCGCCGCGGATATCACGATCGCGTAATAGCAAGGCGGAAGTGGACAGCAAGGAAACGGCACGATGACGAAGTTCGACGAGACATGCAGCGAGATCAGTCGGCGGCATCAATTGCAGGCCGACTACGAGAAAACCATCGCGCTGCTGCATGCACTCAAAGCTGGCGAGGTAGCACTCGACCAGGTGACGATGACGCCGGACGGCGGTTGGAATTTCAACGCAGCACCGCCACTCGTCGCACCGCCATCGCTGGCCGCTGTCCCCGAAGCAATCAAGGAACGTCTCGCCGGCAACGGCACGATCAAGACATGCACCGAGTCAGACAGTGACGCCGGCAGCGACGCCGGCAATCAGGAGTGAGACCATGCGAGCACGAGAAATCCGCAGCTTGTTCCAGGGCCGCATCCGTGAGGCCCACGACGCTGGCCGCGAGTACCGCAGCGGCTGTAGCGCGTTCCTGCGCGACTGGAACGAGGCGCTGGGCCTCAATCCCGCGTGGGACGGCGAGCGCGGCGACAGTTGCTATCTCACCGAAGAACTGCGGCCGACGTTCGGCGAAGGGCGGTTCAGCCCGAAAGAGGTGTCGATCGCGACGCTGTGCGAAGCGATCGTGGGGCGGGACGCTCGCGATGAATTCTACGGCCCGTCCAGCTCGTTCAGTATGGCGACGTTGCGTGAGGCCGCCATCGATCCTACGGCGTTTCTGAACATTAATTTGTTCAACCTTGCGACCGCTGGCCTCGTCAACGCACGTATGCTGGAAGGCTTCAATAAGCCCGAGTACATCGGCCGCGGCCTGGTGACCGTCGTTCCCACGAACATGAACGGCCACAAGATCATCGGCACGACGGGGATTGCACCGCAGACCGTTGCCGCCAAGAACCGGGCGCCGGGGCAATCGCACGCGACGGTCGCGTTCGGCGAGGCGTGGCAGACGACTCCCGAGACCGTCGAGCAGGCGCTCAAGGTCGAGATCACCAAGGAAGCAACTTTCTTCGAGCACATTTCCGGCGACGTGATGCGTCAGGCCGACACGGTCGGCGACGAACTGGCCTACGGTGAGGAAAAGGAAATCTGTGACGAGTTTATCGGTGCCACGAATTCTTACAACCGCAGCGGCACGTCGAACAACACGTACCAAGACACGTCGCCGTGGATCAACGACCACGCCAACGAGTTCAGCGACGAGAACGACTTGGACGACGCCAACGCACTGTTGTTGGGTCTGACGGACCCGGACACAGGCCGCGAAATCCAAATCAACTTGCTGCAAGTGTTCTGCTCGCCATATCGCGAGCGTGTGTTCCGCGAACAGTTATTCCCGTCGCAAGTGTCTCTCGGCACGCAGATCAGCAGCAGCGTCGCGACGCGCATCATTCAATCGCAATCGGCGACGAGTCAGGTGATGCGCGGCACGATCAAGGTCATTCCGCTCACGCAAATCTGGCACAACCGCATGATCGCGGCGGACGGCCTCGCGTTGTCGGCGGCGAATGCCAAAAAGTATTGGTGGGTTGGCGAGCCGCAACGTGCGTTCGAGTGGCACGAGAATTGGCCGATGACCCCGTGGCAGGCGATGGCCACGGAACTGGTCATGAAGGACCGCGGCCTGATCAGCGTGCACGGCGTCAACAAACGTGGCAAGGTCTACACGCGCGAGCCGCGGTACATGGTGCGGAACAAGAACGCTTAGTCGGCCGACACCGACAGATCCCGCGACGCACGATCGTGCGGCTGGCCCAACAGGAGTGCAGGCGATGGCGAAGGACAACAGACAGACGCAGACGAATCCGGAAATCACCGGGCCGGCCCCCTCGCCGGTCATTTCGCCGGCGACGCCGCCGGAAGTGGCGGCCGGGCCCGCGGTGGGACTGCCTCTCAAGGACTATCTCGTTTCGCTGCCGCGATTCAAAAGCCTTGTGAGCGATCCGAACGACAAGGACAAGAAAATCCTCGTCGAAAAGCTTCCGGTGAAGGCGCTCACCGAGGGCGACGCGATCCAGCAGTTCAACAAGTACAACGGCATCACTTCGACGATCCACAAGCACGTCGTTGAAGCTGCCTGAGAGTCCGCCGTTTCCGTCGGCCCGCGCAGGCGGCCGGTTTGGCACCCAACGCCTGCCGCGCCGCCTTTTTTCTTACCGAACGAGCAGCGTGACCCATGGCGAAGTTCCGCGTGCAATACGACGACGGCCCGACGCTCGAAATCGAAGCGGCGGACGCTGAACGCGCGTGGGATGAGTACAAGGCGCGGACGAAGACGGAAAAGCGGCCGGCGGGCCTGCGGCGCCGCATCGTGGCGGAGGCCAGGGGCGAGATCGAGCCGCCGGCGATCGAGCTGGTGGCCGGCGGGGAGTGATGCGATGGCGTTGACGGCTGAGCAGATCACGAACCTGGAAACGGCTCGCGGCAACCTGGTCACCAAGTACCTGGAAATCAGCGCGAACCCTAAGCCCACGTACACCGTCGGCAACCAGTCCGTGAGCTGGGAAAGTTACTTGAAAATGCTGCGGACCGAGATCGAGAACATCGACGCCATGATCGACGCGCAGAGCAGCGAGACGACCTTCGACGTGGTGAGCCAAGGCTATGCCCCTTGACCTGAGCGACGACTACACGATTTTCGACGGCGTTGAGACCATCACGCACCTTACTCCGAGCGGCTCGTCAGATTCAGTCGCCTACGCACTTCGACAGCCGTTCATGATCCAGGACGCATCCGGCGCCTGGATCGCTGACAGCACGAGAACAATCTGGCACCTGCCGGCAGACGAGATGAGCAACGATCCGCTGCCCGGCGGGCGGATCACGCAGAGCGGCGGCACGGCGTGGATCATCGACACGGCGGAGAAGTTGCAGTTGGTGGAGAAGTGGGAGTGTGTGTGTACGAAAGTGCCGACTGTGGGCTAAACGGACGTGGCTCGAACTGACTTACGAAGTGGTCACCGGTGACAACTTCGCCAGACGTGGCGGGGTGGCACAGCAATACGGCGAGCACACGATGTTCTCGTGGGTCACTGGCGTGGTGAGTGTTTTTCATTTGGACGGTCCGTACTAGTGGCAACACAGCAACAGATCCCGGTCGCAAACCTTCCCGCCTACCTGGAGGCAATGCTCGCACGCATTCGCACGTTGTCGTTCGCCCAGCCGCTGCAAAAGCAGTGTGCCGAGTCGGTGCGGTCGTTCACGAAACAGAACTTCGCACGCGGGCGCGGACCTGGCGGTGAGACGTGGGCGCCGCTGAAGATGCCTCGCCCGCGAGGGTCTGGTGGGCAAAAGCCGCTACGAGATACCGGGTTGCTGATGGCGAGCGTGACGACGCGCGGCGCCAAGGGCACGATCGAGCGTGTGACCGACCTGACGCTGACGCTCGGCACGAATCTCGACCGCGCGCTGATCCACCAGCACGGCGGCATCTTGCGGCCCAAGAGCGGCCGGGCGCTGGCGATCCCGCTGACCCGCCAGGCGGTCACGGCCGGCTCGCCGCGCCGCATGTCGGGGCTGGTGTTGGTGTGGCCACAGGGCCGGCGGGCGGGCTGGTTGCAGACGTCGGCGCAGGGGCGGCGGCAGCCGGTGCGTCACTGGCTGCTCAAGACCAGCGTGACGATCCCGCCGCGGCCGTTCCTGGGGTGGAACGACGAGATGGCGAATGAGCAGGCGGCGATTATCGGCGAGCATGTGGAGCGGGAGCTGGCACGGACGTAGAGGGCGGCTGGCGTGAGTACGTCGATTCAGCAATTGGCGATCGAGGGCGTGTACAACGATTTGCTTACGCTTGTGCCCGGCACGATCGGCGGCACGTTCAATGGAGTCACGCTGCAAGATTCGGACGTTTATAAACTCCGTGTCGTGTCGCTCCGCAAGCCTGCCCCGCTGACACGCTACCCCGCCATCGTGTGCGGCGCTCCGCTGGACGAGAGCGAGGTCCACGACGGCCCGCAAGGCACGAACATCACCGAAGAGATCGGCTATCCGGTGCTCGTCGCGATTGCCGCGCCGATCGTCGGCAGCGAGGCGGAAACGCTGGCGCTCAACGACGACAGCGACCTGTTTTTCAACTGGCGCGACATCATCTTGCGGCGGTACCACAACCAGTTGCCGTCGGCGGTGAGTGCTGCCGTGAGCACGGCGAAGGAATGCAAGGCGCAGCCGCGGGCGATCTTCGATTCGACACAGTGGAACGATGCGGGTCTGATGGCGTCGGCGGTCATGGTGTACGTGATGTGTGATCGGGAACGATCGTAGAGCGGCAGCAGCCGCAGGAGCAGTAGGCCATGTCGGCGAGCATGAACCACCAATCGAAGTTCGGCATCGTGGCTGCCGGCGGCGGCGCAGTAACCTCGCAGTACAAGTTCCGCAACTGGCAGTGGACTCGCGGCGACTCGATCAGCGAGGACGACGGCATTTCCGGCACACGGTCGCACCACAGCGAGCGCAAGGTGCAGAACGTGCGGGCGCCGGCGTTCTCGTTCGAGTTCTGCCCCAACAGCGTGGAGCTGGACACATGGCTGCCCTACATCCTGGGCGGCAGCGAGTCCACCGATTCGTTTCCGCTCGCCGAGACGCTGCCCGACTTCGACGCGAACTACGACATGGGCGGCACGCGCCGGTTCTACCTGGGCAACTGCAAGGTTGACCGCGCCGTTTTCAGCGGACGGCAAGGCGAGCCGTTGCGGCTGCAACTGTTCTGTGAGGCGTTGACGATCACGGACGATGCCACCGCGTTCCCGTCGCTCACGATCAACACCGTGCCGCACTACATCTACAGCGAAGGGGCACTGGTCGTGAACAGCCAGTCGCTGCGGCACCGCGAGTGGTCGATGGAAGTCAACAACGCACTCGTTAAGGACCGCTGGCTCAATTCTCAGACACGCATCTCGCTGCCGGAAGGCGACCGGATTATCACCTGGACTTTCAACGGGCCCTACGGCGACAACACGGCGCTGTACAACCTGACGCAAACCGGCGTGGCGTGCACAGCAACGTTCACGAAGGGGAACCGCTCGTTGTTGTTCAGCAGCAGCAAGGTGAGTTTCCCGGTGGAAGTGCCGTCTCCGGAGAGCGATCGCGGCGAGATCATGCTGCCGCTGGTCGGGATGGCTGCGAAGGACGGGAGCACGCTGGAGCTGGTCACGACCAACGACAGCAGCCTGTAAGTAGGGGGACCATGAATCGCCGCACACGGAGAGTGGGGCAGCAGGGACACAAGAACGGCGAACAGTCGCGATTCGGCCAAGACATCTGCCGGGGCGAGCGCTACACGTTCGACGAGTTCGAGTTCATGACAGCGATTCAGCGATGGAAAGAGACAACCGGCAACCCGCATCCGTCGTGGGCCGACGTGCTGCGGATCGCCAAAGCACTGGGGTACCGGAGGATAGCAGACAATGGCGACGAGCAACGGCAACATTGACGACGGCCACACGCGGCCATTCAAGATTGCGGCGCGGCCTGGCGTCCACGACGAGTTGACAGGCACCTATCGCGTGATCCATCCCGACGAGCGGCTCGCGCTCCGTCACCCCAACATGGCGCCGGACATGTACGCGGCCCGGTGCCTCGCCCTGGTCGTCAAGAACGTCAAGACGTGGAACCGGGGGTCGAACATCACAGAAGCGACCGTGCGTGCTCTCGATCCCAACGAGTTCGCGGAGCTGCTCGACTACATCCTCGGGTACAGCTATGCGACGGCGGACGCGGCCGAAAAAAACTCGTGAGGGGTGTGTCGCTGCGGCTGGCACACCCTGAATTGCCGACGTGCGACGATTGCCAGGCGTGGCAATACGACACGCGGACTTGGCAGCGGTTGGGCAACACGGACCGTGACCGCCGCGACCCGGGCGACCCGACGCCGTGCTATGCGTGTCCGAAGATCCCGGCCGGTGAGGATGCGACGCCCGACGTTGGCCGGCTGAGCGAGTTGACGCCTGAGAACGAGCTGGTGTTCGCTCACTACTTGCGGTGCAAGGCGACTGGGCGGTTTCCGGAGGATGGGCTCGTGGAGCGGCACGCGGGGCTCATTCGGATGGTTGAGGACCAGGTGGACAGGAACGCGGCGACGGACACGACGCACACGGTGCTGGCGGCGATCGCGTTGCTGGCGGCACGTGGCGGGGGTGGTGGGAGAAGGTGACCTATGGCGAAAGAGATTACGGTTCCGGTGCAGGTGCGGCCTGTGGTCGATTTGCGACTATTCCTTGATGAGATTGTGCCGCAGATCGAAGCAGCGATCAGAAACACGCTTCGCGAAGTCCAAAAGAACCTTGAGGAAAAGATACAGGCCCAACTTGATGCGGCAATTGCGGACGCCGCGAAGCGAAAAGCGAGCGAGTAACGTATGGCGATCCAAAAAGAAGTCGTCTTACAGCTTAAGGTCATTCGCCCTGCTGACAGCAAGGCGCTGGCTGACGCCGCGCGCGAAGCCCAGAAGCTGGATCAGTCGATAAAATCGGCCGGCACTGGGGCGTCCAAAGCCCTCGCGGACGCGACCACCCAGGCCCGGCGGTTCCACCAAGAAGTGCGGTCGGCGCAGATGACCGCCTCGCGGGGCGTCGGCGGCGCTGGCGTCGGAGGCTCAGCGACTGGCGGCGGGGCCGTCGGCGGGGCCGGTTTCGGCATGCTCGGCGGCATGCGCGGCATGCTCAACAGCGGAAACTTTCGCGGCAGCGGGGCCATGCTCGGGGCGATGGGCGGCTCGGCGTTCGGCATGCAGGCAGCATCGGCCGCCCTTCGTGGTGTGACCACGGCCTACAGCACGCCCATTGACGCCCAGATCAACCAGCAGCTCTCACCGGCCATGCGCGGCATGATGGGCTACCGCCATGGGCTGCCAGTCGTGGGGCCGCTGTTCGAGGCGTTTGACGCTTGGCGCACATCTGACGCACGCGAGGGGGCTGCTGCGTCGCAACGCCGACTGCAAAGCCAGATGGTGAACGGCGAACGTGCCCGTAGCCGAGCCATGATGATCAACGCGGGGGCGGCGTCTCGAGCCGAACTCGCCAGTGCCGGCGGCCGCGACCTTTTCAGCACGCACATCGGCGCCCGCGCCGGCATCATGGCCGCTGGCGAGCGTGCGTCGTCGATGATGGCGGACCTGCGGTTCGAGGGCATCAATCGCCGGTTCGGCGACGAGATGGATGCCGCAATTCGCGGCCAAGGGCTGGGCGGCGGAGCCCTTGCCGAGATGCGTTCCGAGATCGGCCGGCGGTCGAACTTTGGCGCGGCTGAACGTTTCCGAATCGAGGAAGAGCGGCGGGCGGCTCAGTCGGACCTGACGCGTGCTTCGGCGCCTATCAGCGGGGCCGACCCCGGCGGTGTGCGTGAATCGGACCGGCTGCGGCAGGTCGAGGAAGCCCGACGCCGCATCCTGGACCTGGAGCGGCAGGACGTCGATTTGACCCGCCAGGCCGGTGAGCACGAGACGCAGCGGCTCGAACGCATCCGGCAATTCTTCCAGCAAGCTGAGCAGGGGTACCAGCGGATTGCCGAGCACGAACGTACACGCATCCAGAACTTCCGCGAGCAGTTCGGGCTGATGGACGAAATCAGCCGCATGGAGATCCAGCAGCTTGCGCGGCGTGCCTCTGCCCAGGGCGGGGCCGGCATTCAAGGGTTGTCCGCGGACGAGCTGGGGCGGCTGCGCGAGACCGGGCTGTTTGACGAGCAAATCCGTGGCGAGGCGACGCGGCGTGGCAACCTGGCCGGCGCCCAGGCGATTATCCGGGCGTCAGGGGCGCAGGGGCGCCAGGAAGCGGCAGAGGCCCGGGCCCGTGAGGCCGGCAACCTCGCTGCCTCGGTGTCGAACGAGATCAACGTGACTCTCAACGTGACGGCTGCCGACGTAGCGCGGCAGATCAACGAGAGGGTCGAGCCGCTAATCCAACAGCTTTTGATCGCGAC